TGATATAACTGAGTTAGAGTGTTATTTTGGCAATATTGATATTAGGCATCACTTATGCCGTATTGAAGGTGATTACCTAGAAAATACTATTGCTTTAGCAGAAAGATATATAACTACAGTTGAAGCATTACCTATTGAGAAAGTTTCAATTTACGAGCTGCTACCTATAGAAGATATTAGCCGTAAGTTACCTAAGTCTGGTTACTATAAAGATAAACCTTTCTGGGGTACTTGGGAGCAGCGAAATCAAGCCAGGCTTAAATTTAGAGAAGTCTTAGAATCAAAAGCTAAGCATACTAAAATTATTCGTTGGGTTGATAAATTAACAAATAAAGCTGGCCAATTGGATTTTGACTATATGGAAAAACCACAGTCAATACATCTATCAAGACAGTACTATCCGCATTGGAATGGCGAAGAAAAAAATGAAAACAGTTTAGAGGAGTTCTTCGTATGAATTATGCGAGTATTGTGCCACTTATTGGTGGAGAAACAATTGCAATGCAAAACGTCACTGGTAAAAAACCAGAGTATATTTTAAGCTACTCTGCCTTTGATGCCAATGACAGACAACTGGTGGAGTATTATGAAAACAAAGTTCCTTACTATCATCTGGACGATGGTGTGCAACGTTCTGTTCCTAATGTCGATGTTATTAATACCGTTTGCCCTTGTGCTGGCCTTTCTAGCCTTAGTCCTTCAGCATCTTCTACTAATGCTAATAATGATTGGATGTTGGCTACCGCACGTTATGTCTTGGGGGATCTCAAACCTAAAGTATTCTGGGGCGAAAACGCACCAAGACTGGCTAGCAAAATGGGAGAGCCGATTGTTGAAGAGCTTCGAAGGATTGGCAACCAAACTGGATACGCTTTTAGCATTTATAAAACGAAATCTATACTTCATGGACTAAGTCAAGTTCGTGATCGTACATTTTATTTTTTCTGGAAAGGTGATAAAGTACCTAAACTAGGATATATAGAAAGGGAGCACGAAAAAATCGAGGATACGATTCGTTCCGTGAAACGGGATCCTAGTGATCCAATGAACGTCCTGACGAATGATCGGACTCCGTCACATAACCCGTTCTATCGGTATGTTCTCGAAGAAATCGAGGGCGGAATCACACACTCACAATTTCAAGATAAGATTGTTAAGAGTACTAATCCTCTTGATGAGATTGAAAAAGCTGGAATTAAGTATAATAAAGTTAGTGAGTGGATGACTTTAAAAGGTTATGATAATGAAGCTCAGAAATGTATGCGTATGTATCATAAACTTAAGAGTGGCGGTAATATTATGCGTAAGACTACTGAGATTCCAAAAGACTATATTGGTGCTTTTGTAGGTCATATGCCGTCTTCATTAACTCACCCAGATGAAGATCGTTATTTAACTATTCGTGAATGCTTGGCAATTATGAAACTACCAGGTGACTTCATACTACAGGGTGGTAAAAAGAACTTGAACATGATATGTCAGAATGTTCCAGTCACTACAGCTATGGATATGGCTGAAGTAGTAAGTTCTTTTGTTGCAGGTCGATTAGATAATCAAATGTTGGATACAAAGTTTGCTATTCAGTGTAACAAAACTAAATCAATAGATTATCAAAAAAGTCCTGTACAATTGGACCAGTTTATGATATAATATACTTATAAAATGATAAAAGGATGAATTGCATGTCAATTATGGATAAACTAAAAAAGAATTCGAAGATCAAAGAAACTAATATTCTTTCTGATTCGATTTACTTTAAAGATAAAGCACAAGTAGCAACTGATGTTCCTATGATCAATGTTGCACTTTCAGGTGATATGGACGGTGGGCTATCATCTGGTCTTACAGTGCTTGCTGGCCCATCTAAACACTTTAAGACTTCGTTTGCACTGGTTATGGCTGCAGCTTATCTTAAGAAACATAAGGATGCAATTATGCTATTCTATGATTCTGAGTTTGGCTCACCACAATCATACTTTGAAGCCTTTGGTATTGATACATCTAGGGTATTGCATACTCCTATTACAGATGTAGAAAAACTCAAGTTTGATATTATTGGTCAGCTTGAAAACATCGAACGTAATGATAAGGTTATTATTGTTATTGATTCAATTGGTAACTTAGCATCTAAAAAAGAACTTGAAGATGCAATCAATGAAAAATCAGTTACAGATATGTCAAGGGCTAAAGCTCTTAAAGGTTTATTCCGTATGGTAACACCTTATCTTACTATGAGGGATGTTCCTCTCTTGGCAGTGAACCACACTTACATGAGCTTGGAAATGTTCTCTAAAGCTACTGTCTCTGGTGGTACTGGTATCTATTACAGTGCGGATAACATCTGGATCATAGGAAGGCAGCAAGACAAACAAGGCACTGAAGTCAAAGGATACCATTTCATTGTTAACATCGAGAAATCGCGTTTTGTACGCGAAAAGTCTAAAGTACCTATCTCAGTTTCTTGGGAAGGTGGGATCGAGCGTTGGAGTGGTTTGCTTGACGTTGGCCTTGCCGGCAATTATGTTGCTAAGCCTTCTAATGGTTGGTATTGCCGTGTTGATCGCAGCACTGGCGAGCTTGTGGATCCCAAGTTCAGAGAAAAAGATACTCTAACCGAAGAGTTCTGGAAACCAATCTTAAATGATACTGACTTTAAAGAATATATAAAGTCTAAGTATCAAATTGGATTAGTTCCTATGGATGACACTGAACTTGATGTAGAGGAAGTTCCTGCATGATAACTGTTGATGACTATACATTTGCTGAATCACAAGTAGACGATCATTGGGCTGTTCGTCTACTTACTGAGTATCCAGGTGTTACGTACATGTATGGTAAAGTTCAAGTTAAAGAGCATCCTGACGGGACAGCCTCTATTGACTTTAAGTATAAAATATTAGACTCTGCTGACTTTGACGCTGATGAGTTAGAGCAGTCGGATGATTTTAGAAATCGCATTGGAAATGTTATGCAACATATCATTGAAGATGCCGCTGATAATGGGAAAATGAAACTAAATGATCGAAGCAAATCTACAACAAACAATAATACGGAATCTCCTCTCCAATGAGGAATATCTAAGAAAAGTCGTACCATTCCTTAAAAAAGAATACTTTGAAGGTGAACATAAAAACGTCTTTAATGAGATTGTAGCCTTTGTCAATAAGTATAATAAGCTTCCAACTAAAGAAGCTATTACTATTGATATGACTACTAATGGCACATATGATACTGCCAAAGAACTTATTGATATGGTTTTTACACCAGAAAAGATAAACGACGAATGGCTACTTGATAATACTGAAAAGTGGTGTCAAGATCGGGCAATCTATCTAGCCATTATGGAATCCATCAACATTATTGATGGTAAACATCAGAGTCTGACGAAAAATGCTTTACCTGAAGTATTGTCTACCGCATTGGGCGTATGCTTCGATACCAATGTTGGTCATGACTATATTGATAATTCAGATGAGCGTTTTGACTTCTATCATACAAAAGAAGATCGTCTACCGTTTGACTTGGAGAATTTTAATGCTATCACAAAAGGCGGTCTCCCAAACAAAACTCTGAATGTTGCCCTTGCCGGTACCGGTGTTGGTAAATCATTGTTCATGTGTCATGTAGGAGCTGGTGCTCTAACACAAGGCAAGAATGTTCTCTATATTACTATGGAAATGTCTGAAGAACGTATTGCTGAACGTATTGATGCTAACCTGTTCAATTTGCCCATTGATCAGTTGGTCTCTTTATCAAAAACTATGTTTGATAATAAAATTGCAAAGATTGCTCAAAAGAATATTGGGAAATTGATTGTAAAAGAGTATCCAACCGGTGCCGCGCATGTGGGTCACTTCCGTGCTTTATTAAACGAACTTAAGCTAAAGAAAGACTTTGTACCAGATATTATCTTTATTGATTATCTTAATATTTGTTCTTCATCTCGTATGAAAGGTCTTGGTGGTTCTATCAATACGTATTCATATGTCAAATCTATTGCAGAAGAAATGCGTGGCTTGGCTGTTGAGTTCAATGTACCTATTATGACTGCCACTCAAACTACTCGTTCTGGTTTCTCTAATACTGATGTTGGATTAGAAGATACTTCTGAATCATTTGGTTTGCCAGCTACTGCTGATCTAATGTTTGCTTTAGTATCTACTGAAGAACTTGACAAACTTGGTCAGATTATGGTCAAGCAGCTAAAGAATCGTTACAATGATCCTACTTTTAAGAAAAGGTTTGTAGTCGGTGTAGATAGAGCTAAGATGAGATTATATGATGTAGAAGAATCTGCTCAAACTTTGGTTGATGATGTACCAGTATTTGATAACTCTGAGTCAGGCAGATCCATTAAAGGTGAACGAAAAGACTACTCTGACTTCAAGGTCTAGAAAAAAAA